TTTACTAACCAAGTATTTAAAATAAAGCAAACTGCATCAGGACTTGAAAAAGCATTAGAAAAACAAGATACATTTATAGAAGCACCAGATGGTGATAACTTTAAAAAAGCATATAGATCAATTGAAGTATTATACTCAGGAGCTAAAATACTAGGGCACGAAAAAATGTTAAGATGGCAAATGGCTGAGAATATGACAAGACCATTCGCTGACACTGTTAAAGTTAATATGAACTATAACATCGTAGCTCCTAGATTATACAAAGGCCGTATAGAATCAATTGTAAGCAGAATAACTGGTTTTGCTGATATGATACAGTTAACGCATTTAAAACTGCAACAGGTGATGTCTAGGATAGTACCTGATGGTGTTTATATGGATATAGATGGTTTAGCAGAAGTAGATCTAGGTAATGGCACTAATTATAATCCAGCTGAAGCATTAAATATGTATTTCCAAACTGGTAGTATAGTTGGTAGATCAATGACTCAAGATGGTGGTATGAATCCAGGTAAAGTTCCAATACAAGAACTTGCTACATCAAATGGTATGGGTAAAATACAATCATTGATACAGACTTATGAGTATTATCTTAAAATGATTAGAGATGTGACCGGACTTAACGAAGCTAGAGACGGTACATTACCAGACAAGCAATCATTAGTTGGTTTACAAAAGTTAGCTGCTGCCAATTCAAATGTAGCTACAAGACATGTATTACAAGCTAGTTTATATTTAACTCTTAGAACTTGTGAAAATATATCATTAAGAGTAGCTGATGCTTTAATGTTTCCAATGACTAAACAGTCTTTAATGTCTAGTATATCTAGATATAATGTAGGAACATTAGAAGAGTTGTCTAGTTTAAATATGCATGACTTTGGTATATTCTTAGAATTAGAACCAGACGAAGAGCAAAAACAAATACTAGAACAAAATATTCAAATAGCTTTACAAGCTGGACAAATAGATCTTGAAGATGCTATTGACATTAGAGAAGTTGCTAATTTAAAGTTAGCTAATCAAATGTTAAAGAAACGTAGAAAAGATAAAGCAGCTAGAGACCAACAAGCTCAACAAGCTAATATGCAAGCTCAAGCACAGTCTAATGCACAGCTAGCAGAACAAACAGCTATGGCAGAAGCTCAGAAACAACAAATATTAACTGAGCAAAAGATGCAACTTGAAAAAGCTAAATCTGATTTTGAAGTACAAAAGATGGAGAGAGAGGCACAAATTAAACAACAGTTGATGGAACTAGAGTTTAATTACAATATGCAACTTACTCAAGCTCAAGGTCAATCTAGAAAACAACAGGAAGAATTTAAAGAAGATCGTAAAGACGAACGAACTAAAATACAAGCAACGCAACAATCTGAGTTGATAGATCAAAGAAAAAATGATTTATTACCGAAGAACTTTGAATCCGCTGGTAATGACACTATGGGTGGATTTGGCTTAGAGCAGTTTGGCCCTAAGTAATTTTTTATTAACTATTATATTATATTATGTCAGAAGAAGTAAAAGAAGGCGCAGATGGCGTTTTAGAACAAGGTGAGTTTAAAATAAAAAAGAAACCAGGTAGACCTAAAAAACTTACCAACAAAGGAGAAACAATAAAAGTAGATTTATCTAAAAAAGAAGAAAAAGTAGAAGATGCCGTTCAAGAGCAAACAACAGATGAAGTACTTGTTCGCGACGAACCCAAAGCTAGCGAAGAAGTTTCTAAAGAAAACATCGAAAAAACAACTGAAAAACCTACCGAAGAAAGCAAAGAAGAAAAAGTAATTCCAATACAAGAAATTACTGAAGAGCCTAAGGTAGAAGAAACAAAAGAGCCAGTCATGGAAACTGCTCCAGAGCCAGCTAAGCCAGAGATTAACTTACCTGAAAATGTAGAAAAGTTAGTTAAGTTCATGGAAGAAACAAATGGCACAGTTGAAGACTACGTTAGACTAAATGCTGATTATAGCAACGTAGATGACAATACTTTAATTAGAGAATACTACAAACAGACTAAACCACACTTAGACATGGAAGAGGTTAACTTCTTATTAGAAGATAACTTTTCATTTGATGAAGATGTGGATGAAGAGCGAGATATAAAGAAAAAGAAACTTGCCTTCAAAGAAGAAATTGCTAAAGCCCGTAAATTTTTAGAGGACACTAAGAGTAAATACTACGACGAAATCAAGTTGAGACCCGGCGTAACTCAAGACCAACAAAAGGCTATGGACTTTTTCAATAGATACAACGAAGAACAGAAAATGGTTCAAGATCAACACAAGAGGTTTCAAAGTAACACTAAAAGCTTCTTTAACCAAGAATTCAAAGGTTTTGACTTCAACATTGGTGAAAAGAAATTTAGATATGGACTTTCGGATACTGATAGTGTTGCTAACACCCAATCTGATCTAACTAATTTTGTTGGGAAGTTCCTAAATGAAAAAGGTGAAGTAAAAGATTATGCTGGTTACCACAAAGCCATTTATGCTGCTGAAAACGCTGATACAATAGCTAATCATTTCTATGAGCAAGGCAAAGCCGATGCTGTAAAAGATATGATGGCTAAATCTAAAAATGTAAGTAACGAACCTAGAGTAACATCTACAGGTGATGTATTTATTAACGGATTAAGAGTAAAAGCAATTAGCGGTGTAGATAGTTCTAAGTTAAAAATAAAAACAAAACAAAAATAAAACTTAAAACTAAAATAAAATGGGATTAGATATTTCCAATGCTCCCGGACTAATACCTCATCAAAAGAAACAAGCGTTAGATACTAACTACTTGTCTTTTAATGGAGGTACTGGTGATGGCGATAGCGATACTTTTGCTCAACAATACTTACCTGAGTTATACGAAGCAGAAGTAGAGAGATTTGGTAACAGAACGTTACAAGGTTTCTTAAGAATGGTTGGCGCTGAAATGCCAATGACATCGGATCAAGTTATTTGGTCTGAACAAAATAGATTACACGTTTCTTATGATGTTTGTAAAATTAAATCTGGTACTACTATTGAAGTAACTGTTGAAAATAACAAACAAGCAGCTATTAGAGTAGGCCAAACTATGGTTGTTTCTAATGGATTAAACAGTGTAAAAGTTAGAGTTACTGACATTAGCTTAGTTTCATCTTGGTCAGGTACTCCTGCTGTTGGTGTTGCTACGGTTACTGTTCAAGCTTATAAATTTGCTGATTTAATTACAGGAACAGGTTTAGCTGATGAAGAGACAGGTATTAAAGTGTTTGTTTATGGTTCTGAATTTGATAAAGGAACTTCAGGAATGGATTCTGGCGCTGTTACTTCAGGAGTTAGAGCTATTCAACCTGATTTTACTCAATTTTCAAATAAGCCAATTATATTGAAAGATATGTACCAGGTTTCAGGATCTGATGCTGCTCAAATTGGTTGGGTTGAAGTTGCTACTGAAGATGGTACTTCTGGATACTTATGGTATCTAAAAGCTGAGTCTGAAACAAGATTACGTTTTGAAGATTACTTAGAAATGAGTATGGTAGAAGCTGAGAAAAAAGGAGCAAACACTAATTTATCTGTTGAAGGTTCTGAAGGTTTATTTGCTGCTATTGAAGATAGAGGAAACATTTATAATGACTTTGCTGGTGCTGCTGCTCCAGGAGCTGGTGCATTAGGTGATTTCGATGCTATTCTTAAGCAATTAGATAAGCAAGGTGCAATTGAAGAAAACATGTTATTCTTATCTAGAGCTACTGCTCTTGATTTTGATGATATGATTGCTGCTCAAGCTGGTGGAGGTTATGCTTCTACTGCTAATGCTTCTTATGGTTTATTTAACAACGAAGAAGATATGGCACTTAACTTTGGATTTTCTGGTTTTAGAAGAGGTTCTTATGATTTCTACAAAACTGATTGGAAATATCTAAATGATGCATCTACAAGAGGTTTAACTGGAGACATTGATGGTGTTATGATTCCTGCTGGAACATCTACTGTTTATGATCAAATGTTAGGTCAAAACATTAGACGTCCTTTCTTACATGTAAGATATAGAGCTTCTGAAGCAGATGATAGAAGAATGAAGTCTTGGGTTACTGGTTCAGTAGGTGGAGCTTACACTTCTTCTTTAGATGCAATGCAAGTACATTTCTTATCTGAAAGATGTCTTTGTGTACAAGGTGCAAATAACTTTGTGTTATTTAAATCTACTATATAATTATTAACATTTAAAAGATAAAGAAAATGGGACATATAAAATTAGCGAAAGCTAGTGGTAAATTTGACATAGTATCTGCCGACGGTGTAGGTTCAGTTAAATTAGCCTCAAACAAAGTAGCTATAGGATATATAGCTAATAAAGAAGTGCAAATAACAGGTGCTTCCAATTTAACTCAAGCAGATGTAGATGCGGTTATTGCAGCTATTGATGTAATGGAAGGTGGCTCTGGAGTTGCTCCATTAGTAAAGTTAAGTTCTTTAGTTACTGCTACAGATATTGAAGCGTTAACTTAATAGCAAACAATAATAAGATCCCGCTTCGGCGGGGTCTTTTTTTAATTATTATATTATATTATATTATGGAAACAAAAGAAAAAAAGACTGCAGCTAAATCTGTAGCAAAAGAAATTAAAAAAGATACTTGGGAAATTAAAGATAGATATTATCATTTATTAAATAACAAGTCTCCTTTAACATTTAGATTAAATTCAAAACACTCTTCAAGAAAACCTTTAATGTATTTTGATGAAGCAAAAGGTTACAATAGAGAGCTTAGATATGCAACTAACATGAGAAGTCCATTTGTTGATGAACAAACAGGATCTGCAACTTTAGGACATATTGTTTTTGAAGATGGTGTATTAATGGTACCTAAATCTGACGTGGCTTTACAAAAAATGCTTTCACTATACCATCCAAACAGAAATAAATTATATTCTGAAAAAGATGATGTGCAAGAAGCAACTGATGATTTAGATTATTTAGAATTAGAAATAGAAGCTTTAAATGCTGCTGCAACTATGGATATAGACCAAGCTGAAGCAATATTAAGAGTTGAATCTGGTTCTAGTGTATCTAAGATGAGTTCTAAAGAACTTAAAAGAGACTTAATGTTATTTGCTAGATCAAACCCTAGTTTGTTTATAGAATTAGCAAATGATGAAAATGTTACTCTTAGAAACTTTGGTATAAGAGCTACTGAAGCTAATATACTAGGTTTATCTCAAGATCAAAGAACATTTACTTGGGCAAGTAATGGTAGAAAACTTATGAACGTTCCTTTTGATGAAAACCCATATTCAGCTTTAGCTGCTTGGTTTAAAACTGATGAAGGCGTAGAGGTTTATAAATCTATCCAGAAAAAGTTAAAATAACAAGTGACTATAATTATGAGGGGTTACATAAGTAACCTCTCTTTTTAAAATATTAAAAATGGCAATAAGCGTAGATACTGTATATAAAACTGTATTACTTATTTTAAATAAAGAACAAAGGGGTTATATGACGCCTGATGAATTTAATAAAATAGGTAGCCAAGTACAAAGAGAAATATTTGAGGCTTACTTTGAAGACTTAAATCAACAGCTACGTATACCTCAGTCTGATGTAGAATATTCAGATAGAGTTGCTATTACAGATGAAAAAATTGCAGAGTTCAAAGTTGAAGGCAACGCAACACATACTCAAGATGGTATATTTACATTGCCATCTGATTTATATAGATTAGGATCTTTAACCTTTGAAGATACTAATAAATTTCCTGTAGAAATACAAAGAGTTGGTAGAGCTGATTTCTATAATATAAGAAAATCTCCACTTACAGCACCAACTACAACACATCCAATATATTTATACGAAGATAATAAAGCTTTAGTTTATCCAACTAGCATAACTAGCAAGATAAAAACTCAATATGTAAAGAAACCTAATGATATTAATTGGGCTTATACAACTGGTAGTTTAGGTCAGTTAGTTTATGACTCTGCTAACTCTATAGACTTTGAGTTACATAACTCTGAAAGAACTGAAGTAGTACTAAAAGTATTATTATACCAAGGTGTAGTAATAAGAGATCCGCAAATTGTACAAGTTGCTGCATCGAGAGTACAACAAGAAGAAGTAAACGAAAAATCATAATAAATGGGACTTATAACAGAAACTAATGCTGAATATTACACCGGAAATAATTACGGTAGCTACATATATATAAGTCTAGATGATATTATAAATAATTTTATAGTAGCATACATTGGAGCTGGTAAACTAATTCCATCAGCTAAAAGAACTGATATAATGTTTCATGCTAAAAGAGGTTTACAAGAATTTAGTTATGATACTTTAAAAGTTATTAAATCTCAAGAACTAACTATACCACCTAGCTTGTCTATAATTATACCACAAGATTATGTAAACTATGTTAAATGCTCTTGGGTAGACGATGCTGGAGCTAAGCATATTATATACCCAACTAGAGTTACTTCTAACCCAACTGAACTTCCAATACAAGATAACACTGGTGAACCTACTCAAGATCAAACAGGTGCTAACTTACTTTCACAGCAATCATTAACTGAAGAAAGATGGAAAAACAGATCTTTAACTACAGACTTTCAACCAGATGATTATAGATACCCTTTTAATGAAGGTTTAATAGGCCAAAGATATGGATTACAGCCTGAAGAAGCTCAAGTAAATGGTATGTTTACTATAAACGAAAGAACAGGTACGTTTTCTTTTTCAAGCGATTTAGCAGGTAAATTAATAATATTAGAATATATATCTGACGGTTTAGCAGTTGACTTAGATATGAAACTACCTAAAATGGCAGAGCAAGCAATGTATATGCATATAGCTTATTCTATATTATCAGGTAGAGCAGGTGTTCCAGAATATGTAGTAAATAGATTTAAAAGAGATCGTTCTAGCGCTCTTAGAAACGCTAAAATACGTTTAAGCAATATAAAGATAGAAGAGATAGCTCAAGTGTTTAGAAACAAGTCTAAATGGATTAAACATTAAGTATGCCAGAAATTAAAAATACTTTTCTAAAGTCTAAAA